GCAGAAGACGGACCATTTTCTTTACAGTTAGTTAGTTCGTTTAGGATTTGATTCAAGGGGTCAGGGGTAACCTCCACCCGCAAGGCGAGTCGGTGGGTAGTGCGTCGTGCCTACTTTTTTCTGCAATCGATCCTGAAGCATCCTGTGAGACCGGCCGCAAAGTTAGCGCATGGAAATTAAATCACGAAGCCATCTAAATCTGGTGAGTCGGGCACTCAATCGCGGTTGGCTCGATGGTCAAGATGAACGCCGAAGGCAGGCGGTTGAGGCAATTTTGACGGTCGTTGAAACCAATTGCGATCCAGAAATTCAATTGAAGGCGTTTCAGGCACTCGTGAGGGCTGACCATGCAGACCTGAAGCGAGAAGAGGTAGCCATTAAAAAACAGGAAGCAGATGACAACCGACGCCTTCGATTACTTGAGTTCGCTCGATCTTTGCCAGTTGGAGAAATCACTAGGATCGCATCCGAGCATCAAGCAGGCAATTCAGAGTGATGAGCGTATATCTCAACGCGACAGGATGGCGCGAAAGCGTGCATCAGAACGCGACATAAAAATACCACTACCCGCCGAAATCAACCGGCGTCTTGACGCAATGCAGGACTGCGAGCGGTTCCTGCGAACATACTTCCCTGACGTATTTTTTGAGCCATTCACTTCCGACAGAACCGATATGATGGAATCAATCATCAGGGCCGCACGATACGGAGGGGATCAGGCTATCGCAGGCACACGCGGAGAAGGAAAAACGAAGCTCGCAATCTATACGGCTCTGTTCCTCACGCTGACAGGGTTGTCAGTATTTCCGATCGTCATCGGAAAGAACCAACGCAAGAGCGAAGGCGAACTTCGCACTGTACGCGAAAAGCTGCAGCAGTCCCCGACGCTACTAGAGGACTTCCCGGAACTCTGCATTCCATTGCAGGCCATTGGTGGGTGGTCATCACGGGCACGAATGCAGACCTGCGCAGGCGAATTTACGAACGCACAGCTTGCGGCGGATCATTTGATTTTCCCGACAATCGGGAGGCATCAACTGCCGGACGAGTGGCCTGATAAAGTCGAGTCAGTGAGTTGTGGCCAGATCCTGGCATCTATCGGAATCGATGGTGGCATTCGCGGGACGAACTACCGCGACATCCGCCCCGACATTGCAATCATTGATGACATCGAAGACAGGCAGGCGGCGGAGTCAGACGCGCTGATCGCGAAGAACGAGGACATTATTGAAAAGGATATCGCAGGGCTTGCGTCGTCTGCCCGGCGCGTCGCGCGTGTCTTTCTGTGCACAATACAAAACCGCAAATCCTTGGCGTTCACTTTCACCGATCCGAAGAAAAAACCGTCATGGAAAGGCAAGCGATACCGCAAGATGATCAAGCGGCCAGACCGCATGGATTTGGTGCAGCAGTATCTGACTCTGCGAATCGAACGCGATGACAAAGATCCTGACGCGCGGGTGGCGTTCCGGTTCTGGCGAGACAACCAAGCAGAGATTGAGCGAGACTGTGTTATCAGCAATCCGTCGTCATTCGATCCAACGCCACACGAAGACGGCGAACCGCTCGAACTGTCGGCGTTTCAATCTTACTTCAACAAGGTTGCTGATTGGGGAGAGGACGCAGTTGCAACAGAGATCGACAACGATCCACCGGAAGAAGTTGGACCACAGGGCAGCGGGCTGACATGGCAAATCGTCGCCGGTCGTTTAAGTGGACTTGATCGCGGACAGATCCCGGCAAATGCGTCTTGCATTACGGTCGGCATTGACCTCGGGAAGTATTTATGCCATTGGGTCGTCGTGGCTTGGTGGAAAGGAGCAGGCGGGTGCATTATTGATTATGGGCGTGCGGAGGTATTAGGAACTGACAAAACATTGGACAGTCAAGCAAGCGAGCCGCACATCTATCGGGCGTTGCTTAATTGGCGAGATGAACTGATCACAAAGCAATATGTCGACGCGGCTGGCACATCGCGCAAGGTTGATGCCGTATTCGTAGACTCGGGCACGTTTACTGATGCGGCGTATCAGTTTGTCCGTGACGTTCACGGAGCACCATTTTATTGTTCGAAGGGCATCGGAAACTATCGCGACAAGAAGACAGAAACCGACAAGATAAAGCCCGGAAATCATTTCCATGCGTCATACTTAGAAGCACAGGGATTGTGGCTTTACGAAATGGACACAAGTCACTGGAAGCAATTCGTACACGAGCGTTTTTTGACACCGACTTTTGATGAACAAAACTTTCTGCGGCGCGGGGCGTTGTCGTTGTTCGTGCAACCAAACGATCGGAAGCACACTTCGTTTGCACAGCATATTGTGGCGGAAGAACTGGTCAGCGAATTTAAGGAAGGTAAGGGCGTCAAGACATATTGGAGCGTGGTAAACGATAACAATCACTGGCTTGATGCAACATACATGGCAGCGGCTGCGGCAAGTGCTCGCGGCATTTATTTACTATCCCAAACACCAGAGACACCAGATGGCCAATCAGTTACTCCAAGCCCAAAGGCAGAACATGAGCAAGCAACCAAGAAAACAGGAAAGCCAGCAGGTCAGCGACACGGCGTACCAAAACATCGGAAAGGCGGCTGGGTTGCAGGACTTCGAAAACGATAAGCCAAAGCCACGGGTGACAGAATTCGTGCCTCGTCCGTGTTCTGAGTGCCAGCGACTGCGGGATCTTGACCCGGACATTAAAGGCAAATCCTGTTCGCGGGTAACAAGCACGCACGGTCGCACGCGGTATTGCAAGTGTGGATTTTGTGGTGTGACGACAAAAGAAGTAGCAGATTGACAGGAGTTGCGTTGCCACAGCGTAGCAATGTCACGCACGCAGCATATTGCTGATTGTCCCGCCGACATGTCAAACTTACGGGCATGGCATCAGCGGCAACCTTACTTGCACAAATCGACACAGCGATCGAAGCACTTCTTACCGGAGGGGCGTCATCGTACTCGATTGGTTCGCGTACAGTCACAGCGTTGGATCTGAAAACGCTGTTCGAGCAGCGCAACATTCTGCAAACGCAGGCAGATCGTGAATCCGGTGGCGGTGGCATGTTCCGATTGGCTAAGTTCCAGAGGACATCCACATGAGCCTCGGAAGCACTATCGACAGACTTGTCGGCATCCTATCGCCCGGTGCGGCTGTTCGACGCACAGAACAACGCACGAAGCTGGAGCGAATGTACGCGGGGGCTGAAGCCAATCGTTTAACGAATCAAAAAAAGCCCCGCAATCAAGCGGCTGACAGTGAAATGCTTGGGCCATTCGGTGCGGATTCTCTGCGTGCATGGGCACGAGCTTTGGTGCGTGACAACGCCTACGCATGGGGCGTCGTTGACACAATCGTATCGTCAGTCATTGGGTGCGGCATTACAGCACAGAGCCAAGTCGAAACGCCGGAAGGCACGGACATTGAAGACGTAAACGAACGCCGTGACGCAATCTGGCAGGAATGGTCTGAAGTCTGCGACGTTAACGGGCGGATGACATTCAGTGAAATGCAGCAGCTTGCACAGCGTGAAATTTGCGAAGCTGGCGAGGTGTTGATTCACCTCGTTAACACGCCAGCAAAAAAGTATCGCGGGATTTATCGCCCCGTTCCGTTTGCGATTGAGTTGGTGGAAGCTGACAGACTTGCAACAGAAAAAGATACCTACAAGTTTCGCAGCACAATGGGCGACAATAAGATCGTCAGAGGCGTGGAACTTGATGACCTTGGAAAGCCGGTCGCGTACTGGATCTATCCGGAGCACCCAAACGGGCCATATGTCACACGCTCAACAATGCCGGAACGATACGACGCAAAAGATATTTTACATTTGTACCGCATTGATCGAATCGGGCAGAGCCGTGGTGTGTCGTGGTTTGCGCCGGTCATGTCGTGGCTGCGGGATCTTGGCGTTTATGTCGATAACGAAATCCAAGCATCAGCGGTCGCGGCTTGTTTCGGCGTGGCTGTGACAACCACAGGCAAAGCAGGCACAGGCTTAATGCCTTCGACTGACAGCGAATCAACAGACGACAACGGCAACCAGTTCGAATATCTTGAACCTGCAATGGTGGTTAGGTTAAATCCTGGCGAGTCGGTCGAATCAATCAATCCCGGCAGGCCGAACTCAGCATCGGAACCGTGGATCAATCTGATGCTGCGAGGCATCGCAGTCGGCACTGGATTATCGTATGAGATCGTTGCACGCGACTACTCAATGACGAACTACAGCAGCAGCCGCACGAGTCAACTCGAAGACCGCAGGCGATTTCGCCGCTGGCAGCAATATATCGTGGGCCATATGTGCCAACCGATTTGGGATCGATTTAACGATCAGGCAGCCACGGCAGGCGTCGATCAATTTCCGTCGATGACCGAGATCCTTGACGAACGCAAAAAAGCAACCGCAGTTGAATGGCAGACTCCTGCTTGGGAGTGGGTTGATCCGCAAAGCGAGCAGTCAGCATCTGACGCGGCACTCGTTTCGTTTCAGAGCACGTATCAACACGAACTCGGTCAACGCGGCAAAAACTGGCGGAACGTGTTTTACCAACGAGCCAAAGAAGAAAAGTTAAAACGACAGCTTGGGCTGGTCACTGCCGACATGGCCAACGTGGAAAACTCACAAGCAGAAGCACAACAAATGGCTGCGACAGGTGCGGCGGCTGGAACAACAGCAGCAGCGGCTGCTAGCGGGCCGCAGCAGCCATCCGGCGAAATGGCAAATATGTCACGGCTGCAATGGGGCCGCAACGGCAAGGCCATCGAGGACATCCTGAATAAATTTATCTCAGGGGAAGCCAGCGAGACAAAGGCAAAGGTGTTCCTTCAGACGTTGGGCCTGACAGAAACCACGGCATCAGCATTGATTACAGATGCGTCTGATGGGACTGTTGACACGGATTTGAGTGGAGAAGACGCGGCGGTTGAACGTCAAGTTGTTCGTGGCGGTCCAGAAAGCGTGTTCATCACGAACGGTGAATCAGATGCCACGTAAAAAAGGCAAACTACCACCATTGAAACAAGCGGCTATCGTCCTTCGAGCTGTCGTCATGCAGTCTGGCGTTTCCGATGTGGTTGTGGCTACAGAAGCAGTTGTCCGAAGATACGACGAAGAACGTGGCTACGTCATCAACGAAGTGCTATTGATGGACGGCGTTGTCTTGCGAACGAATCAGCAGCAGATGCCAATCGTTGACAGTCACAACGATTCAACAGTTCGAAACATTCTTGGAAGCATCCGCAGCTTAAAGGTCATCGATGGGGAACTGCATGGCGAGCCAGTGTTTGCGAGTGATGCAGATGCACAACTTGTCAGGCAAAGAATGGACGAGGGACACATTACGGATTTTTCAATTACGGCACTTCCACTTGAATCGAAATTCATTCCACACGGTCAATCATTTACAACAAATCGCGGTGCGGTAATCGACGGGCCTGCCGTAATTCATCTGCGATGGCAGCCACACAATGCGTCAATCTGTGCTACGGGTGCAGATGAACTCTCGACAGTCCGTAGATCCTATACGGATCTCGAAAGAAAGGTGACAAGGCAAATGGAAGAATCATTACTCGGCACGCTTACAGCAATGGGGATGCCAGAAGGTATGACAGATCCAAACCAGATTCTGGCGTGGGTTTGCGGAAAGATGGGCAACTCGGTTCCGCCAATGGTGGAGCCAATCGTAAGCATGATGGATGAACCTGTCGTTCCTCCTGTCGAAGAAACAAAACCAGTAGAAGATAAGGTGAAAAAAATGGAACACACGCCTGCAGAAGATGGACCTAAAGACGTGGCTGCTGCTGTGGCCAGAGCAATCAAGATTGACGGGACACGTCGCAAAGAAATCAACGCTCTCTGCACAGTTCACAATATCGAGCGATCATTTGCCGATCAATTGTGTGACGACGGCGTAAACCTGAATGACGCACGAGAAAAGATTCTAGCACGCATGGCAGGCAAACCAGCCGGACAGAGTACGGATCGCGTCACTATCACAGCAGCAGCCGATGACAAAGAATTCGCAGCGGCTCGTGACGGGCTGATCATGCGAACGATGCGCGCAGGCGGCAGATCGCAGACGATTGCAAACCCTGCTCCGGGGCACGAAGACTTTTTGAACATGAAGCTGAATCGTGTTGCTGAAATGTACGCGGCAAAGATGGGCTGCGACGTTCGAAGAATGGCATCGAAAGATGTCGCACTTGTTGCAATGGGTCATCCCGGAGCGATGAATCGTTTTCGCATTCAACGTGATGTGTCTCACACAACGGGTTCGTTTTCTAATCTACTTTTAGACGCGGCCAACAAGACATTGCTGGCAGGATACGAAGAAGCTCCGTTTACGTGGTCAACATGGGCACGCGATGCAGGCACGACTTCCGACTTCAAAAATCTGAATCGAATTCGGTTTAGTGAAATGGGCACTCCGGAAATGGTGCCTGAAGGAAAGGAATACAAGTCGGCTCTAATGTCTGACGCAAAGGAAGTGTATGCCGTAAACAAATACGGTTCGATTTTTAGCATCAGTTGGGAGACAGTCGTGAACGACGATCTCGATGCAATTAGCCGCATTCCTGCAATGCAGGGTGCGTCATGTCGTCGATTGCAGAACCAAGCAATCTACGGCGTGCTGACAGCTAACGCAGCAATGGCTGACACAGGTGCCCTGTTTAATGCGACAACACAGACGACCGCTGGCGGGCATGCAAATCTGGCAACCGGAGCTGCAACACCAACGGTCGCAACGTTAAATGCTGCGTTTCTTTCGATGATGACCAAGAAAGGGTTGAACTCGGCTGTGATCCTAAACATTCAGCCATCTTTCCTGATCGTGCCTGCGGCATTGTCAGCGACGGCATTGCAACTTGTCGGATCGCTTGCAGATCCGTCTGCCGGTGGCAATGCGGCTGGCAACAGCAACACGAAAAACATCTACGGACCGAATGCCGATCGCCCGTTAAAGGTTATCGTAGAGCCAGTTTTGGATGCAAACTCTGCGACAGCGTTTTACTTCGCGGCAAGCAACACGCAAGTCGATACAGTCGAAATCACTTTCTTGGAAGGTGAGCAATCACCAGTTCTAGAATCTGAATGGGACTTCGACAGCGACGTTTACAAAAACAAAGTACGGCAGACATTTGGCGTGGCCGCAATCGACTTCCGTGGATTGTACAAGCACGCAGGAGTCTGATCATTTGAATGATACCTGATGGGCCGTGTGGCTCGTCAGGTTTTTGTAAGCATCCCCAACGGTAGCGGAATGCGAAGACCCGTTTTGAAAGGTAATTCTAATGGCAGGAATTCAAGATTTCCAAGAGTACGTTGACGACTTTTTTGGCGCGTCAGCGACGTTTCCAACTTCGGCAGATCCGGCGACATCATGGATCGCTGTCGATACTTCTGCTGCTGGAACGCCGACATACGTCCGCAACGCCAGCAACGCTGTGCTGACTTTGGCAGCAACAAACGAAATTGAAAACGTTTGTCTGGCACACGGCGACGCATTAAGTTTCGACATTGACGATATTCAAAGAATCGAGTTTCGAGCAAAGGTCACTGGATGCACCAGTGGCACGACGATCAGCTTTGGGCTGGCATCTGCTCGCAACGATGACACTGCGGCGATGACTGCCTTAGCTTTGTTCAAGATGACTGGAGCAACCAGCACAACTGACGTGACTGTCGAGACAGACGACAACGTGACTGACACCGCTCCTGTTTCGTCTAATGTCACACTTGCGACAGTGTTCAAGCGTTTTGTGATCGACTTCACGGGCGGAAAGAGCAACGTCAAATTTTACATCGACGGCGTTCGTGTCGCAGCATCTACGACTTTCACAATGGCCAGCTACACGGCTGGACTTCAGCCGTTCATTCAGATCCAAAAAACGGCAAGCACGAACGTTGATGCCATCACTATTGACTATGTCAAAATTGTGGCCAAACGCGCATGACACTTGCGGCTAGAATAGTAACCGATTCAACGGCGGTGTTCCTTCAATCGGGACACTTCGCGGAGTCGGTTATTTATTATCCGCACAGGTTTGGAACGGCTGCGACACCACGAATAATCGATGCTGTGGTGACTCGCAACCAAGTGGCGACATTTAATCCAGACGAGCAGATCGTGCCAGAGTTCGAGGTTCGTGTCGCAAACAATGCTACAACAGGCATAACAAGTGCTGAGGTAAACACAGGCGGCGACATGATAAAACTGGCGGTGCGAATCGGAGAAACAGCAACAAAGCGTGCCGTGCAATACATGACGGAACACGATGAAGGAATGCTGGTGTTAATATGCCGCTGACAGCACGATCACCAATCAGCACACTAATTGCAGATGAGATATTTGCACGACTGCAAAAGATGATCACCAGCAGTGATGCGTCATACTTTTTTAATGATGTTGTTCGCCCGACAAAGTTGGCTACGTATACTCCGAAACATGGGTTGATTGTGTTAACTCGCGGCGAGCAAATTCGTGTTCCAGATTTAGATTGTCCCGGCAGTCCTCCGTCGATGTGCTGGCAGCAAACGTTTTTGATTAGGGTTCACATAGCACCAAGTGAACTAGATGACACACCGATTGAATTGTTTGAGGAGGTGGCACAGGCAGAAATCACAAAGGCTATTTGCAACGACGACACATGGCACACGTTTGACGGCAACGCTATTGATGCAGACTTCCAGCCGGTCATTACGACGAACACTGATGGCGGTTATAGTGGAATCGCTGTGCCGGTGGATGTGGTGTATCGGGTCGCTGAAGATGACCCGTACAAAGTGAGGGCGTAATATGATTGGAATAGAAATCAACGCCAAGCTACTTACGGAGCTTCGCAAGGCGTGTGAAAATGCAAAGAAATCATTTTCAAAGGAACTAGCGGCGGCAATCAACGCAACTGCAAAAGACGTGAGGTTGAAAATTAGTCGGGACATTGGCAGCGAAATTACGATGCCTGCGAAAGACATCAAAGAAAGAATCAGTACGAAAGAAAAAGCGACAGCCGTGTCGCCGGTCGCAGTCGTAAGTCTCGGATGGAAAAAACGCGAGGGTCTACAATATTTCAAGGCACGGCAAACTAAATCGGGAGTCACGTACAAGATAAGTAAAAAAGGCGGGCGTGGCGTAGTGCTCGGAGCTTTTATGGGGCCGTCGCCCGGAACCTTTGCACCAAAACTTTACGGCGGAGTTTTCAAACGGATTGGTTCCGCGAGGTTACCAATTGCAAAACTCAGGGCAGTATCAGCAGCCGGAGCGTTTGTAAAAAACAAACATGATGCCGTGATGCCTGGGTTTATTCGGCAAAAACTAGCGGCACAAATGGAACGTCGAATCAACCTCAACGTACTCCGGGCAAATGGCCTGGTTCCAAAATAGAAAGTTGACACAATGCCATTGCTCACACGCAGAAAAGTATTTGCTGCAAAAATTGAAACAGTTGTCGGAACGGCGGAAACGATCACGTCTTCCGAGGGCGTGTATAACGCACTGGATTTTGATATCCAGCCGAACATTGCGATGACTCGCCGCGAAGGGCAGGGCGGTTTTAACTATCTTGCCAGCATTGCTGAGGGCATGACCGGGACATGCAAGATAAAACACGAGCTATCGTATGATGGCTTGACGATACCGACATGGGCCAGCGTGTTGCTGCCAGCGTGCGGGTGGGTCGATACTGCTGGCACGTTCTCGCCAGTGTCGGCAGGGCCGGGCACAAGCAGCGTTAAGACAGTCACACTCGCCCACTACAAAGATGGCAAACGAATCATTCTTTCAGGTGCGATGGGCACATGGAAGATGTTTTTTCCGACAGGAAAAGTTGCCTATATTGAATTTACATTTAGCGGAAAGTACAGCACAAACGAAACGGACACGGCAATAATTTCGCCAACGTATCCAACGACTATTCCAATGCGGTTCTCTCCGGGCGTTGTCACTTGGAACTCTGTTGATCTTTGCACTTCAAGCGTTGAGGTTGACGCGGGAAACACTGTTGTGATGCGAGAATGTGTCGATGTCGCGGATCGGACTGGTTATATCTCGGCGATCGTGACAGACAGGGCACCAATGATTACGGCAGATCCTGAATCTGTTCTGATAGCAACGCAAGACCGTGACTCACTGTGGTTGACGCCGACGCCACAGGCGTTCTCGCTGCGGCTCGGCGTAGCACTGGCTTCGATTGTTGTTGCTGCACCAAAGGCACAAATTGAAAACAAACAGCAGGGCGATCGTAACAAAATCATGGTCGATAATCTGACATGGTTGGCGACAAAAGGTAGTGCTGTTGATACTGAACTTACAATTGCTTTTGACTGAAAAAGATTTATGCCTCGTTCTCTTGATCCTTACAGCCAGCTCACAATGGTACTCGCTTGCGACGTTGACAAACCGAGGGAAACGCAACCACGAATTTTTGCTTGCACATTGACACTCAATCAACAGCGAAAACTGATGGCGGCAATGAGTCGAATGCAAGCAGCATCGGCAGACGAAAAGATTGATGCGGCACTGGATGCGGCTGAACTTTGTCTGACGGGCTGGGAAAATATGACGAGCCAAAATGGTGAGGCTATTGTTTTTAGCCGTGAGGCAATTGGTAATGTGTTGAGCATGGAAGAACTGGCGGAAGTGTTCTCGGCGGTATCCAGTGCCGGGAGCGTTTCGGCAAGTGATAAAAAAAAGTCAGAGTAGCCGCACTGATTCGGTGCGGTGAGTTGTGTAAATCATGCGTTGGAAAGTGTCGCGACATTGTTACGCCAGAACAGCCAGCGGAAATTGACTGCCCATGTTGTAGCGGCGATGGTTGCGAAGAATGCAGCGGGGGGAGATTCGCGTTATCAGGGTGTCCTTCGGAATTTATAGGGCAAGAACTGATTCAAGATATTCGTGTTATCACAGCAAGTGAGCAGCATCTGCCGGTGGCTGGCGGTTTACTTGACCAGTCGGCATGGTGGTTTAATTTGCGGGAAATCTTGCGGCGTGAAGAAAGCCTAATTCTAGACGAGCAGTCAAAGAGGCGGAACTAATGAGCAACGGCATTGATTTTGTGATTGGAGGAAAGGATCAGGCTAAACCTGCAATGTCCTCCGTTGAGCAATCTTTGCAGCGATTAGAAAAGAAAACAGATTCACTTGGGAAATCAACAAAACTACTTACAAGTATTACGGGCGGACTTGCTGCGGCATATGCGTCCGTTAAGTCTGCAATGGCATTGCTGGCAGGTCTCGACAAAATCAATGCAGCTTACGATGAATCTGCAAACGCTGTTGGTGGTCTTGAGACGGCACTGCGATTGCAGGGGGCAAACGTCGAAATAGAATCGGCTCGCCTGCAATCATTTGCTTCAGATATGCAATCACTCATCGGCGCGGAAGATGACGCGACGCTCGCAATGATGAAACGAGCGTCCATGATGGGAGTTGCGACAGCAGACCTAGACGATATGGCAAAGGCCGCTATCGGTCTTGGCGAAGCGATGGGCACCGATGCCGAGTCTGGCATGGACATGATGAGACGCGCACAGGAGGGCAATTTCATCGCCTTTCAGAAGATGTTTCCCGCTATGCGCTCAATGACGACCGACACAGAGAAACTCGCATTTGTCACGGAACTTGCTGCGAAAGGACTTGAAGCAAAAGCCGACGCATCGAATCGTGTAGCAGGCATGGGCGAACGTGCCAACAATGCAATCGGTGATCTGATGGAATCAGTCGGGGCGTTGTTGGCTCCGGTTCGCATTTTGATTTCGGCAGGTCTCACGACTCTGGCAGAATCGCTTTCAACTCTACTGATTCCTGCGGTTGAATACGCTAAAGAAGTTCTTGCAAACATCGGGCCAATTATGGATTACGTAAAATCTAAAGTCATTGACGGCGTCAACGTGATCGTCGCTGCCTTTACATTTTTCGAAGTCATCCTGACAAATCTTGACAGCGTGTGGCAGATGGTCGTTTCTCAATCAGAGTTGTACATACTGCAACTTGTAGGTGTTATTGAGCACGCTTTGACGGTCGCAATACCAGAGTATGCGTTATGGTTTGCTGAAAATTTTGTCAACATCATGCGTGACGGTGTAATGTTGGCTTATACAGTAGTCACCAATCACGTCCAGAAAATCATTGACGCATTCAAAGCGTTGTCGGATTTCATCGCGTCGGGTGGCACAACGGATGTGCTTGGTCAACTTGGAGAGATTTCAGGACGGTCGTGGTTGGAAGGATTTGAATCATCGCTAACCGATCTGCCGTCCATCATGGGCCGCACAATCTCGGAACGTGAAAAGGAACTTGGCGAAACAATCGGCAGAGTCGGCGGAAGTCTTGGCGACGAGTTTAATCGTAAGTTCGAAGAGCGAATGATTAAGGCAGGCGACGGAATCACTAAAGGGCTGGACAACGACATCGACCTAAAAATGAACAAAGAAAACAAGGCGAAACGAAATGACGGAACGATAGGCGCATCGATCAATGCAATGGAAAGCCGATTACTGACGCGCGGGCCAGCGAGTACTGTAGCCGACGTAATGCAGCAGATTCTGCAAGAGGTAAAGAAATTGGTTGTGAAGCCAAATATGGACGGCGACGCAAAGGCAAATATCGACGCTATCAAGAAAGCCGCACAGGATGCAGCGAAAAATAAAATCTTAGCGGTACAAATCCCATGAGCGTTGTCGACGTAACAAAAATGTGGAGCAAAACCGGCGGATCTTTGTCGTCGGCGTTGATGTCATCAATTGACCAGGTATGGGCAGTCACTGAGGGATATCAGGTTCTCTGCGCGATCGGTGATTCTGTCGATGTGATCGTTGCGGCAACCAGTATTCCACGAATAGGAGATCAACACCCAACGAACATAAATGCGTTTGTCGAAAAGGTCGATCCAACGGCGATCAGTCCGATATTCTGGCAGGTGATCGTGTCGTATCGCGGCGTTTCAATGGACGAGGGCGTTGAAGTTGAATGGACGGATGCGACAACAACAGAACCGATCGACAGGGACATTGACGCTAAGGCAATCATGACCGTCAATCTTGAACCTGTTGACGGGCTATCAATGGACGTCTCGGATCAGATTCTCGTTATCCGTCGCAAGTTTATCTCTGTTAACACGGCTGCAATTCGAGCGTATCGCCGGGCGACAAATTCGGATACGTATCTGGGATGGCCTCCTGGTACCGCGCGGCTCGTGGGGTATTCCGCAAAGAACAAATTCAAGTACGGGGCGGCGTCGGAACTATGGGACGTGACGGCACGAATACAATTCCGAGAACCGTATGCGAACACCACTGACGCGCAGTCGTGGTACAAGCGGTGGCGGCATGAGGGACTTTACATTAATTCTGGCGGAATCATTCGCCGTGCGACTGATGCACTCGGGCAGGAAGTCACAAAGCCTGTCCTGTTGAAAGTTGACGGAACGCAAGAAACGAATCCGGACGACGCTTATTTTGTTCATACGCAAGTTTATGGATCGCTGCCGTATTCGGCACTCGGATTGATTTGAAAGGCAATAACAATGGCATCACAAGTTGATGATCTTCGCGTAACAGGATCGATCACGATCAAAGAATCAGGAATCTCAGCACAGACGCGGGCGTCCATTTTGAAACAGGAAGCACTTGCAATGTTTCCGGTCAACTTTATGGATTTGCGGGTGTGGGACGCGATCCAGACGAACCTTCCCGGCACGCCTGCGACTGACGACCTGGGATTGATCGGAACAACCTTCGGCAGCACGGCACCACGAGTCACAGCAGGCGATTGCAAGGCATTGGGGGCAACGACACGGTACGCTAGATTTATGGTGGAGATGCCGGAATGCTATGAGGCCGGTGAGACGGTCACGCTGTCACTTTCTGCGGGCATGGTCACGACGGTGGCCAGCGTCTCATGCACGGTCGATGTTGAAGCGTATGAGATCGACAAGATTGGCGGCATCGGATCTGATCTATGCACGACATCAGCAACGACGATCAACTCGCTAGTGTTTGCTAACAAGGCGTTTACAATCACGCCGACAACAATTGCGGCTGGCGATGTGCTTGACATTCGAATTACGATTGCCGTCAACGACGGTGCGACAGCAACAGCGGTGACGCCGACGATAGCCGGTATTGATTTGCTGTGCGACATTAAGGGCTAATCGCGTGAACGATATCGGCGTTTTCACTCCTGAGCAGGCACGCACGCTGTGGCAAGACTATCAGCGGCGGCAGCAGACGAATCCGCACATCCAGAACAATTATCCGCAACGCCGACAGATCGACGAAGTATCCCCGCATCGGGTATTTGTTTCAAATACGAGCGGCGAAGTAATTCCAGCTTATGGGTGCATGGAAATCACAGGCACTGTAACGGTCGGAGCACGCACGGCATTGACCGTGCGAAAACCGACGATGATAACCAGCGAATACGTTTTCAACTCGCAGTTTTCAATTGGCATCGGCGAGTACGGCTGGGCGTATCGGTATGGCGTCGTCGTTATGCTAGGAAACGGAACTTTACCGACTGCGGCAAACGTTGAATATACTCCTGTTGTCAGTTCATGGACGATCGCTGAAGGGTCTGGACCGTTCGTTGTGTTCGGGACTGACAATGACGCAACAAATGCACTGATCGGACGATTCACGTTTGATGGCAGCGGTGTCGTTACGGAAGTGCGTTTCAGGATCGTCTCCAGCGATCCAACGACATTCACGGGCCTCGCGGAAGTGTTGGCATGGGACTACGGATTTACGCTCCAGCAAGTGCCTGATTTAATTGCCGGATCGGTCATCGAAATCTGTGATCCGAGGACGTGTTTTTTGAATGAGCCGAATGTCGATTTGACTGGGCGACAAGGCACAGCAGTTTATCGTCAAGGCCTCTTGGACGACGTTTGCAGAACTGGCTACGAGCCATTTCCTGGCGTGTGGGAAGTAGACGGACTGTGCTGCAAATTACTTTCGTGCGACGTGGTGATCTAGATGGTGGCAAAAGGATCGGGCAAAACTTGTTGCTGCAACGGATGCGAAGAACCACCTCAGCCAAACACGGCAAACATAACGGCGATTCAACGTAGTTCGTGGCAGACGAATTGCTGTGCGTGCCTGCCAAAGATGGCGTGCCTGACGGTTCTGACAAATGATCTTCTGCACTCCGACACGCTGACGTATTCGCTTTATTGTCCGACGACGGCCTACGGCTTAAACGAGCCGGTCTACATGCCGATAACATCGTCCGGCAAATTCCTTGTCAACGGTGTGGCTTTTGATGTTGCCGTGCATTTCGAAGTGGAAGACGGCGTGTGTCAGATGTGTCTGACAAGCGCGGCACTCGGAATTACAAAAACAACTTACGGTGCGTGCGTCACGATTGACGATGCGGCACGCACTTCCCCGAATTTCTTTTGCAGTCGATTGAGCAAGACGGACGCCATTGAAGAATACGGCACTGATCGGAATCTTGGGCAAGGGCCGACAGCAGACGGCATCGGAACACGCTGGACAATCGGGGCGTACACTTTTGTTTTATCGCGTGCGGATCATATCGCGATCACTCCTAGGCCGAACTGTTTGGACAGCTACGGCAACCAAGTGATTGACACGAACGCGATTAAAGATAAGTGCTGCAATTGTAGTTGCATCGCGCGGTTTGCGTGTCTGACAAAGCGGTCGATCACAGGCACGACTTCCGAGTCGGCGTGTCTTGTTGGCACAAACTGGACGTTTCCATCTGGTGCTGTCGTGTCGATAACTTCGACGGCTTACGATCGAACTTGCTATCTAGCATTGGCTCCGGATGAACACGGCGGATCTGCGACACTGCCAGTCGCGTTGGGCGGCGTAGAAACAAAATGCCCGAGGCCGATAGCTAGATGGGGCACAACGATTCCAGCGGCTGGGGCCATCCCATCGCATGTCGTGTACTACGAGTTTCAGGCGTCTGGCTGTGATGGCGGTTGCAACGTGGATGTCGGTTTCTGCTGTGCTAACGGCAGAACTTCGTTCCCGCGAATTCTTCACGCCGATGTCACGACAACATGCCCGAGTTGTCCGACGTTCACCGTGCACCTAGCATGGGATTCGGTTGATAATGTGTGGCGTGGCGATTCGTTAATGTGTGGCCATCCAATCACGCTTGAGATACATTGTCCATTCACCACACTGTTTTTTTCTGCAACTCCGTGTGTGTCTGCAACACCGACAGCGGCGGCAACTTGCTCGCCAATCTCAGCGGTGTTTTCGTTCGGGACGAGCGGCATTGGATGTTGCGGCGGATCGTCGTTAATCAGTCCTGCAATCACTGTCACAATTTATGAATAGCATATGACAAACTCACTCTGCGAATGCCCGGTCGCTGGCTATTGCAAACGCCACCAGATGGATAAGAACGAGACGTTTCACGCTTTGTGTCACGGCGATCGAGGGCAGGCAGGCTGGAAGTATTTCGTGGCGTGGGAGTCGGGCAAAATGGGTGCGGTGTCGCCACATGATGCGAACCTGACCCCGCCTCCGTTTGAAGGAATTCCCGGTGAGCCTATTCTGGGTTGCAGCGGCTGCGGTGGTAGTTTAGTTTCGCCACCATCACTAGCTCAGCGAGTCCTGAATGCGGCTGAAGCAGCGTTACGTTTCGTCAGTGATGGAATGCAGACGACAAGCAAAAGCGAGCAGGCAGAACGTGCTGCTATATGCGGAGCATGTCCACTTAATGAGAACGGCATCTGCAACGGATGTGGGTGTATTATTAGCCTGAAAATACAAGCAAGACTTGAGCGATGTCCAACTGGAAAATGGTTTCCTAGGATACAGTAGAAAACCTCCAACAAAACGCTGATTGATAACTAATGCCAAACCCAAACCCGCTCTGTGAGTGCCCTGTCGCAGGCTACTGCAAGCGGCACAAGATGAACAAGAATAAGGAGTTCCATGCGTTGTGCAGCGGTGCTAGAGGGCAAGACGGGTGGAAATACTTCGTCGCATTTGAATCTGGTGCATTGGGTGCGACAAGACCACACGATGCGAACCTGAACCCACCATCGTTTGCCTACGCTACTGGGGCTGGAGTGACGCTTCAGACTGACCGCAAGATTGGTACGGTGACGCAATCT